CCGTTGTATTTAAAGCGTTGTAAATCTGAATAATGACAGGTTCAACTGTTCCTGATTTAGTACCGACAAAAGTAATGTTGTCAATGTAATCAGTGATGTCAATGTGATTCTTGGCCGATATGATGTCATATTCAAGATTAGTAGTAGTGTCTGTTTCACTAGCTGTCAATGCTCGTGCTAATCCTTCTTTAGAAACTTCAAGAACACTAGCGGTCATTTTAACTTCCCATGAATCAATAACTTGTAATCCTTTTGCAGCACCTTTAACGCCATCTACTTCAATAGTTCTCATCTCAGGTACTGCTGAGAAGTTACCGCCACCACGAGTTGCACCAAGTAATTTGTCAGCTGCTACTGCTGAATCAAAATCATCTACTTCAATATCGAAGTTAATGAAAAAAGCGCCTGCATCCAACAGTAAATTGTCTGCTGTTTTAGCTGTATAACCTGAATAAGTTTTCATTGTTTTCCTCCTTTAATCTCATAGCGTTCTATCAAAATAGCGTAACTGGAATATTAATTTTCTTCTTCGAATACCTATCTCAGTTTCATCCAGCTCAGGTATTCGATTTTCTCGATATATTTTGAATTGGATTGAATCGTCTAGGTAACTATAGTGATGTAATTCTTTCCACAGAGTAGAAGCAAGGGTTTCCAAGGCTGTTGTGTCTGTTTTGTTATCCCAAATGTCTACATCCATTGTAAATATCTCTTGTTCTTCATTTGTGAATGAGTTGGGAAAGTTCAGAACAATGTAAGGGAACGTTGCTGTACTTGGTGCTGTCTGGTAATGCACTTGAGAATGATAAGATTTTAGTAAGTTAGTTAAATTTGTTCTAAGTCTAATCATCGTTCTTCACCTTCTGGACTCGTGTATTCTTCTTCCGATGTTCCGGCAAGTGATGGGTTTTTGTCAGATAATCCACTTAGATATTGAGATTGTATTTTTCGTATCTCATCTATGTTAGACATAACTGTATTCCTCAATATTCCACGTGCAGGAGATCCCTTTGTTCCTAATTCACTACGAGCTCCATACCAAGAATCATGTTTAAAGCCTATTACTAAATCTTTTTCCCATTTTCTCACCCAATATTGAGAACTTGTATAGATCCTTTTACTTCGTTTCATACCAGGTAACTTTTTCAGTTCAATGATCATAATTTTACGGATGAACTTTGCCGTATCGCGTAATGCGGCACGACTTAACTCTTGAATGGTGAAATTTACTCTATCCACATTTGAAGTGAATGTGACTCCACCTTTACGATCTATCTTAGTTACTGATTTCGGTAATGGCATTGTTCACCACCCCTTCGCAGATAAGTTCTACAATTTCATCGTTCTTTGAATACTGACGAATAATCGCATATTCTTTTCCGTTATACTCCAATATATCTTCATTGTTGTACTCGACATATCGAATTTCAAACATCAGTTCAGGACGTAAGCCACTAGATGCTGCTTGATAAAATTCGCTTTGTCTAACAGATTTTTTATTTGCAAATACTTGCCGTTTAGTTGGTATTGATATGGTGTCACCCATGCCATTTTCAGTGAATGTTTCACCAATTAAATTAATTACGTCACGCCAAAGCATTATAATCACCAGCCAAACAAAGATGCTGTTTCAACATCTTATATGATTCTTGTAACCTTTCAGCATCTGGATTATCAAAACCAAAATTAGCTTTACAATATATTTTGATTGCTCGTTTAATTAACGGATCACTCTCGTCAGTTACTTTTAATTCGGACACTCCTGAGAGTTTTAGATCAGAGATTGCTTCAAGTATTAAATCTGCAATTTCACTATCGAATGCTGTATGAGAAATTCTTAATGCAGTTTTTACGTCATCGAGTGTCGCCATAACTACTCACCACTTTTCTTGCGTGTAGTAGGCTTCTTTCGTGTGGTCTTAGGGATAGCTTTTTCCACTTCAGTTTCAACAACTGCATTTTCTAATGGTTTATTGTTTATGGTGGATGACTTTTTATCCGAACTTTTAAGATAACCTTCTTTAATTAATTGTTCTGTCCATTTTTCATTATCCGAAACATAAGAAGAACCGGCCGTTTTGATTGTATGGCCGGTCTCTTTGTCTCGGAAGGTTTTAATAACTATAAATCTAGCCATTTATACCCCTCCTATTTTTTATTAAGGTGTCACTACTTCAACTTGCAAAATTACGAACGCTGAGTTATCCATTGGTGCACCATCAACAATGGCATAACCCATATAATCAGTTAATCGTTCGCGCATGTGCTCTTCGCGGTACATAGTAACATCTTCATTTACGTTTGCTACATAGCCTTGAGAAAGATTTCCTAAAAGGATTTCACCATCAGCAATTGCATCATCTTCTTTAACTACTTTGCCGAACAGACGTCCAACTCCACCAACGGCTACATCAGAAATGAACATTGGGCGACCTTGACCATCTACAATCCCGGCTAATACATTCCAAATAGTTGTGTTATTAGCGTAAATAGATGCTCCAGTTGCATAACCTCCACCTAAAGCTCCCATGAATGAACGAACATTATCGTAAGTAGCTCCAGTATCTGCATACTCAACGATTTGAGGTGTGTTTACTTCAGCAGCAATGGCAGTTTTGATTCCTAGTGGTTCAGGTTTAAATGTATCACCACCACCTGGTTTACCTTTACCTGCATAAACACCATATGCAAGACCTTTACCCATTTTGTAACCAATTTCTGAAATGATATAAGCTTCAAATTCTGGTAATGCCATTTTGCGTAACTTCCAAGTCACTTGAATTGCACGAGCAAGTTCACAACCCGTTAATTCTAAAGTTCCGAAAGCAAGTTCTTTGGTATCAACAACATCTGCCTCTTCGTACCATTCGGCATCTGACCCTCCATCACGATTACCTTTTACCATTGAAAGATTTCCGTTAACGAAGAACTTCTTAACATCATTCCATAAAGCTGATGTTTGTGCTGCGCGTTCCCAAATACCAGCAACCACTGTTTTAGGAATCAAGACTGAAGTGTTTTCAGTAGTGTGTGTAAATGCACGATACTCTTCATTTACTTTATCCATAAATGCTCTTTCTTCAGTTGTGACAGACATATTCATCATGTCTTTTAACCATGCTGAACGGTACTCTTGTGTTTCAATTGCTTCATTCCATTTTAATGTACGGATTTCCAATTTTTCTTCCCCCTTTGGTTTCTCTAAAGTGCGAGCTTGTACTTCTCCAGTGTCAATTTTTCCGGCTACTTCTAATTTAGCGGCAATAGATCGTTTTTCTTCATTAAGGCCTTCTACCTCTTTTGTTAAATCTTCTACATTAACTTCTTCTTCACCATCTAAAAGTGTACGGATTTCCAACTGGCGGTCTTTAATTTCTTGTAATCGTTTTTCAATGTTCATTCTGATTCCTCCAATATTAGTTTTAGTTTTAACTTGTCTTTCTCGTATTGCTTACGCTTATTAATGCTCTCCAGCATCTGCTCTTTCTCTCTCTCCAGTTCGAAAAAGCTACGAGCGTTAATTGATGTGGAATCATAAGCCGGTAAATCAACAGCTGCCACATCATACAGCTTTCTGATTTTGCGTATTGAACGCGTATATGTTTCGCGATTATAAGAATCTTCCTCAACAGTGAAGGCAAAAGACATTTTGTCTATGTCACCACGTTTGATTAATTTGTAAAGATCACTTCCTGAAGTTGTGTCCGCTAATTCAGCGCGAATAAAAAGACCTTGGTCATCATTGATGAGTTCCAAAGTCTTATTTCGGGTTCGTGCCATAATCATTACGGTATCGCTGTGGTTGTATTTGAAAGGAACATCTGATAAATCTGCATTGTCCAATGCACCACGTTCAATTACTTCCTTATACTCGATGCCATCTTGTTCCCATAAAGTGGTTGGCTCGTTATATCGGACTGCATAACCTTCTACAATCATTTTGTTTCCATCTTGATTGATGTCCGACAATCGGATTTCCATTAAACGAAACTCTTTGTCATTTTTCTTATTATTCTTCTGGCTAGGTTTTATTTTCATTGTCATTGTTTTCACCGCCTTTCGAAGTGTCATCTTCTAATTGATATTTATCAGCAAGTTTGGCATTTACTACATTTAAAGTTTGAATAAACTCATCTCCACCCTCGATTGCTGATAAGTTAAATATTTCTCTAGCTTCATTTTTAGATAAAATTCCAAGTGGCATTAAGTCGCGAACCATGCTTATTTTTGTTGTGTTTGATGCGTATTGTAATCGATTTGCTTCGAAAATTATTTCGTTTCCATGACCTTGTTCGCGGTCTGTAAATAGCTTGGCTGTGCATTCCTGACTAAACTGGATTGCTAGTGGTTCTAAAACAGATTCATAAAACGCATTCCATTGATCTTCGTTATAGTTACTGGTCACGATAGATGTATTGATATTGAAATACTCATAAACTTTTTGTTTAATCAATTCCATCTGTTTTGAATCAACCATTTTAGGGTCGTTTTTTAATTCTTGATATTCAGCCTTACTGTCAAGTGCTGCAATACCACCGTTATTAGTTACATCCATATAATCAGCAACAAATCGATCTCGATTCTTCTTTAAGTCCTCATCTTTTAGCATTGATGTGTACTTAATAAGTCCTCTTAAAAAAGCTGAAGATTTTACTGCGTTTGCTATCCCTTCGTCTGTTGTATGAATGAGTTCTAACGTAGGCAACAAAGACTCGTCGTTTGATTCTCCAAACATATCTGATTTTGCAAAGAATCTTCGCAAATGAATGAACTGCCCATAAGGAGCAGTCAATTTTTTGCCGTTAGGGAACTGGAACCGGACATATAAGTCGCCATTTGCTTCTAGTAATTCTAGACTTGCAAAGTCAACAGGATAGAACCCTTCAACTTCGCCAAAAGGATTTGTGTGAATGAATATGAAACTATTATTTCTTAGATACAATTGTGATACTGCTTTATACAACAAGTCATATGCACTCATGAATTGATTTGGCTTTGTGGTTAAAAGTCTTTCTATACTTCCGTTTACATGTACGATTTTTCCATCAATTCTTCGAATGTGTTTTGGCTTTAGCTTTGCAGCATTTGATGAAATAGAATGTATTGCACTGCGAACAATATCAGATGCGTATGGATCCTTTCCGAAGGATGAGAAAGATGGAGCAAAACCACCAGTAAACTGGAATCCTACTTCGTTCGACATGGGTTTTTCGTAACTTCCGAACAGCTTATCCCATATGCTGCGTTTTTCCTTTACCATTTTCTCACCCCTTTCCAAGGCATAAAAAATAGACCTGCTTTTGCACGTCTTAGATCATGTTCGTATAGTCCTGATAATTTTCTTGTAACACTACATAAGCAATGACGAGTGAAACAGCACCGTCTATTCTCATTTTTTGACTTAATCCCTTAACTGGTCGAATGTTTTCGTTCTCGTCTGTCTTAACTGATGTATTTGTCAAACACCATTCAAGTATAGGGTTCTGATTGTAATTAATTTTCTTCTCTTTTAAATCTGCTCCAAGAATTTTCATAGGCTGTGACATAGTTTTCGCACCTTGTCGTACCTCTGACATATTGAAACCATTGTCTTCCATTTCGATTGTCCAGTATTGGCTATTCCAAGAGTCATAACCAATCCATAAAGGTCTTATGTCGTATTCATTAACCATGTGTAAAAACCATTCAGTTACTTTTGAATAATCGACGCGATGTCCATCAGTTCCTACAACGAAACCACGTTCTTTCCATGTATCATAAGGTATACGTTCTTCGGCTACTTTCTTTTCTATTAAATCATCAGGAATAAAATACTTTTGAATGATGTATTTTTCGTTACTTCCAGACTTCATTATTATTAAAGTTGCACAAGTTAAATCAGTTGTTGATGATAAGTCAACTCCGCCAACAGCGTAGCACCCTCTTAATTCTTCAATATCGAAAATTGCTTTATTTTTAATGTCATCATATGAAAGCCAAGATTCAGAAGAAGTTTCTCTAATATTGAAATCTTTAGTAAGTAAATTCTTAATAAGGGCTGAGTTATTTTTTGCTTTATGAACTTTCGTCTGTAAAGAATCTATTTTTTTGATAGTACCGAGTCCTGGATTCGCTTTCTTCCACATATTCTCGTCTGTCCATTCTTTACGTTCGTCCAATTCGTATATGATGGGTAAGAATCGGTCATCTTTATAACCAGCTTCATCATCGAATCCGGCAAGTATCATTTCTGCTTCATCGTATTTCATGTCGTAAACAGATTCTCTTATTGTTCCTGCAGTCGTGATCATAACAATTAGTGGTTGTTCCCTAGCTGACGAACCATCTACCACAACGTCGTAAAGATTCTTGTCTTTCCAAGCGTGAATTTCATCCATCATGGCACCATGAACATTCAAACCATCTAATGTTTCAGAATCAGAACCTAAAGGTCTAAATGAGCTATCGTTCCACTCGCTTACCATCTCAGCAACTAATGGTTTAATTCTTTTTAAAAGTGTTGGCGACTTTTTAACCATTCTCTTAGCATCTAACCAAACAATCTTGGCTTGGTCTTTTTTTGTGGCGACTGCATAGATTTCTGCACCTGGTTCGCCATCTGCTACTTGTAAATACAATCCGATTCCAGCTGATAAAGTGGACTTGCCATTCTTACGACCTACTATTAATAGAAGTTCTCTATACTTTCGAGTCCTATCTAGCTTGTGGACAAAACCGAACGTTGCGGCTAGTGCGGCTTTCTGCCAAAGTTCTAAATCAATCGGCTTTCCACCCCATTTACCTTTGGAGTGTCTGCAAAAGTTTTCAATAAATTCAATCGCATGATTTGCTTTCTTGGAATCATATTCATACTCTGTTGAATCATCGTAAATGTCATCAACAAGTTTTTGGTATATTCTCCTTACCTTGTTCGAAACAACTTCCTCACCAGAATTAATCTTTTCCCAATATTCAATGATAGGATTATAAGCCAATGGATATTGAACTCTTAACTTATTCTTTTTCATTATTGGTTATTTACGAAATCGTCGAATGGATCCTTTTCGGTTTTCGCTTTTCCTTTTGGTAGTAATTCGGCCAGTTGCTTCATGATCGTCACATGGTTTTTAATCATGCTATTATAAACTTCAACTTCAGGAGACTTTTTCGTGCCGTATTGATTTGCGCCATTTTGGTACTCACTCACAACTCCATTCTTTTTAATGTTCTCTTGGAGGTCTTGAAGTGTGATTGTCATAAAGGCTGCATTATCAATTAACGATTCGACAATCTTTTTTGTTTTCGTTTCTATCTTTGTGAATTGACGGTTAAGTCTCGCCTTCTCTTTCTCAATCCGTTCATGTATTGCTATCTCTTTGAAAGTTGTGCTTTCTTTTGCCATTTTTCAATCACCTCATTTTATGGGGTACACCCCCTCACGAATTTGTCTTGTGTATTCTTCGAAGC